AAGTCATACAAGCCTGACGTGATGGTGCTAGACATGGGTGATAAGTTTGCTAAGACAGCAGGGTTTGCCCGACAGGACGAAGCTCTGAAAGCAAACGCTATACATGCTCGTACTATTGCAAAGCAGTATGGTTGTGCCGTGTTCTATATGTCACAGCTATCTGCCGAAGCAGAGGGCAAGGTTATACTTAACCAAGCCATGATGGAAGGTAGTAGAACAGGTAAGGCTGCCGAAGCTGATCTGATGCTACTACTAGCTAAGAACCCTGAGGTCGAAGGGGAAGACGAAGCTTCTCCACAAAGACATATCAATGTGGTTAAAAACAAACTGTCTGGTTGGCATGGCAAGATTGTCTGTGAGCTAGACTACAAGACAGCGAGGTACACAGCATGAATAAACTACAACCAGTAAAAGGTGCATACTACAGAAGATTTCAACCTGACTCGTACAGGGAGAATGATGGTAAAGCAAAACAAATAGTGATGGACTACTTAGAAAGAAACGGACATACAAACTTGTCAGCAGGTGAAAACTTTTCTTTTGATATTAGTTCAGAAAAGAATGGACATAAGTATTATTCTGAGGTAGAAATGAAGAACCAGTGGAATCGAATGATACCACCGACTGCCATTGCAAATTGGAATCCAACATGGAAGGAGATACGTATACCACACCGTAAAATAAAATTAATAAATAAATTTAGGGACATGAACGATAATTCATTCTTTAACTTTTATGTAATACGTAGTGACTGTGATTATGCTTGGAGAATCAAAGACTTTCAGATGACACAAGAATGCATAAAAGAAATATGGTTGTCTAATGCAAGACGTAAAGAACATTTCTTTCATATACCTTTTGAAGAAGCAGAACTAGTTAAACTAAGGGACACAGCATGAGACTAATACTAGACGTAGAGAACAATGTAACCAAGCGTGGTGACAAGCTACATCTTGATCCATTTGAGCCTGACAACTGCCTAGTTATGGTAGGCATGAAGACGGACAACTGGGAAAGAGTAGTCACGTTTGAGCATTCAACTGAGCCACCGACTCCCAATGGTTTCAACATAGTACAGGAGCAACTAGATAAAACTACTGTGCTTGTGTGTCACAATGTTGCACACGATTTGATCTGGCTGTGGGAGTCAGGCTTCAAGTATGATGGTATTGTATTTGACACAATGCTTGGTGAGTATGTACTACAACGTGGACAGAAGAAACCCCTATCATTAGAGCAGTGTGCAGAACGATACAATCTGGATACAAAGAAGCAGGACACGCTGAAAGAATATTTCAAGAGTGGTACACCTGTATCTGAGATACCACATGACGAACTAAAAGAATATCTATTGCACGATCTACGAGCTACGTTCAGTCTTGCAGATCATATACATCACAGGTTCATGAATGGGGACAGCGATCTGTTTGATACCGTTACACATACTAACATGGTTGCTGTATGCCTATGTAAGATATATGCTCGTGGTTTTAAGGTTGACCTTGACAAACTTGATGACGTTAGAAAAGAGTTTGAGAAAGAGAAGCAGGACATCATACGTGAGCTTGGACAGCAGGTGCAAGATCTGATGGGTGATAGACCTATCAATCTTAACAGTCCAGAGCAGTTGTCTTGGGTTATCTACAGCCGTAAGCCAAAAGATAAATCTACATGGGGCAACTTCTTTGAACCATATATGAACAAGGCAGACTTTAACAGGTCAGTCAGTGAACACAGTGAGGTTCTATATAAGGTATCAGCTAAGACCTGCCTTATGTGTAGAGGACGTGGATACATTACTAAGATTAAGAAGAATGGCACACCATTTAAGAAGCCAAACAAATGTCCTAATTGCAACGAGTCTGGTTGGTTGTACGAAGACAGACCGAATCAGATAGCAGGTCTTAGATTTAGTCCACCTACATCTAAGTGGGTGAGTGCCAATGGTTTTAGTACAAATAAGATTAATCTTGAAGTGTTAGAACACTTTGCTAAACGTAGTAATAATACCAAAGCAGAGTTGTTTCTCAAGCGTGTGCGTAGATTGTCTGCACTAGAGACATACTTGTCCTCGTTTGTTGAGGGTATATCTACATACACCAAGCCTGACGGCAAGCTACATGTTAGACTATTACAGCACCGTACATCCACAGGACGATTCAGTGGTGCAGATCCTAATATGCAGAACATGCCCAGAGGTGGTACGTTCCCTGTGAAGAAAATCTTTGTGTCCCGATGGGAAGGTGGCAAGATACTTGAAGCTGACTTTGCACAGCTAGAGTTCAGGACTGCTGCCTATTTATCACAGGACGCTACAGCTATCAAGGAGATAGAAGATGGCTTTGATGTACACAGCTACACTGCACAGGTTATTACAGATGCAGGACAGCCTACATCTAGACAAGAAGCAAAGGCACACACTTTTGCTCCTCTGTATGGAGCTACAGGCTTTGGCAGATCTGAAGCAGAAGCATCCTACTACGAGCAGTTTAGTTCAAAGTATGAAGGTGTGGCAAAGTGGCATAAGAAACTAGCTAGTGAAGCACTAGAGACAGGACGTATAAAGATACCATCAGGTAGATCTTTTGCCTTTCCTGACGTAGTAAGACGTGGCAACGGCTCTGTTTCCCACTTCACACAGATAAAGAATTATCCTGTACAAGCATTTGCTACGGCAGATATTGTACCATTAGTTCTCATGACTATAGATAATATGCTCATGAATATGGATAGTTGCATAGTAAATACTGTGCATGATTCAATAGTAATAGACGTTCACCCTGACGAAGTGGATGATGTTCTAAACATAGTAAATAGTATAAATAGTGAGATGAAAACACTCATCAATACTCGTTGGAATATAGACTTTAATGTCCCTCTAAAATTAGATGCAAAAATAGGTGACAACTGGCTTGACACTAAAGATGTATGATGGTATAACTATAACACTTTTCAATTATAAGGAGATTAATATATGAATATAGTAACATTAAACGATAGCCCTGAAATGATAGCGAAAGCTATGGGAATGACGCAACAACCTACAGAGAAGAAGTCCTCTGGAGTTACGTTGCCTAGACTAAAAGTACACAACAGTGCAATCATGGGTACTGAAGAGATCAAAGGTAAGAAAGTAAATATCGAAAAGCTTTCTGGTGGATCTTTCAGGATTGACATGCCCGATGAGGGTGGTGTTTATTTTAAGGAGAACCTTGAGTACAGGCTTTTCTTTCAACGGTTTATGTACAAGAGATGGGACACATCTAAGAACAACTTTGTCAGAACTATAATGACGGATAGTCTGAAGGGTCTTAGAGACATGGATGTAAAGGATACCGATGGTGGTTACAACTGTGGTAGAGCATCTGGTTTCATGGCGAAAGAAGACTTTGATGCCTTGCCTGACAACAGGAAAGCGTTGATCCGATCTGTTAAAGAGGTCAGAGTTGTGCTTGGTCTTGCTAACTTTGATGGTGCATTGAAGCAAGAGGGCAGTGATCTAGTTGACGCAGATCTTGGAGTTGTGCCTTTTGTTTGGGACATACAGAATGCAGAGTCTTCAAAAGACGTTGATGCTGTAGTTGCCAAGTCTGCACAGCTTAATGTAAAACCTCTGGAGTTCTTAACTAAGGTTGAGACTAGTGAGAGGAAGTTACCAAATGGTAATAGCTTTTATGTTACCAAGTCATCTTTGGATGTGTCTAATAAGGTTGATATTACACCTGCTGACGAAGAGCATTTTGTTAGCTTCCAATCTTGGATACAGGGTGTCAACCAATGGGTCATTGGAAAGCATAACGAGCTTGCACACAACAACGAGAGTGTGGACAAAGAACTTGTTGAATCTTTTATTGACATAACATCTGAAGATAAAGTTCAGTAGTTATGAACCACAGAGCAGAGTTAGCACTGCATCGGTTCTTGAGTAAAGCCACTGACGGTGAACAGGTACTATCTGACGCAAACATTGATAAGATTGCAGAGGATATAAAAGAAGCCTTACACCGTCAGCTTGGTTCACAGAACTCAAGAAAAGAATTTAGACTACGTATGTCTAATATTGGTAGACCTACCTGTCAACTTTGGTTTGAGAAAAACCAACCAGAGAAAGCATCATCTTTACCTAAAAACTTTGTCATGAACATGATGTTGGGTGACATAGTTGAAGCTGTATTCAAAGGGTTGCTTAGACAGGCAGGTGTTGCCTATGATGACTCCAAAAAAGTTAGTATGGAACTCAAGATAGATAAAAAGATTGAGGGTACATACGACATAATTATGGATGACGCTGTTGATGATATTAAGTCTGCTTCTGATTGGTCTTATAAGAATAAGTTTGAATCTTTTAGTACACTAGCAGAAGAAGATCCTTTTGGATATGTTGGACAACTGGCAGGATATGCACAGGCAACAGATAAAAGGGCAGGTGGATGGTGGGTCATAAATAAAGCTAATGGTAACTTTAAATATGTTCCTGCAGAGGGTTTAGACTTGACAAAGGAGATAGATAAACTATCTTCTAACTTAGATGTAGTTGAGAGTAACGAGTTTAAGAGATGTTTTGAACCAGTTGAAGAGACATTCAGAGGTAAACCTACAGGAAATAAAGTTCTTACAAAGACATGTTCTTTTTGTAGATACAAGAAAGCCTGTTGGTCAAACTTGCAGGAGATACCCTCGTTGGTATCACAGGCAAGAGAACCAAAGATTGTTTCATATGTTGAAATAGGAAAGGAGAAACTTATATGACAAGTAAAGAACCTACATTAGAAGAAATGGCAGATCAAATTTCTGATCTACAAACACAGCTTTCCGATATGAAGAAAGCGTATAATGATAAGAAGTATGCTGCCTACAACGCTGCAAAAGAAGCGTACCTAGCAGAAGCAAAAGCTCTGTATGGAGATAGACACGTTCCTCTGTCTAGGACATACTCTGTCTGGTGGTAGTTGTTATACACTTCTAAACAGTATCAGGTAGCACGTAAGTTAGGCTATCGTAGTGGGCTTGAGGTTAAGCTCTCAGAGTTTCT